TTACACACATTCGTCTTATACCCTGCTTTTAGACACTTTCTAGTAAATTGTCTAATAGAAGATTTCTTCATCTCTGTTTTATACTGTTATTTACTGGCAACGTCCCGCCTCCGCAATCTCGGCGCCATTACACATACACGTCTGCGTCTTGCAGATATCACCATTCTTAATCGCCGGCGGGAATACATACTCATTCTCGAATCTCTCAAGCTTCTTTGTTAAGCGCCGCACCATCTTATTTGTTACGGCATAAATGAAAGCAAAAAGAATGCCGTGCGTTACTGCGACGACAATCGGCGTGCTTTTCGGTGGTAACGTAACAAGGATACCGGGTGTAAAAGCGACAAACAGCAGTGCTGTAAAGGCAAACATCAATGGGCTGAACATCTCTATTTATGTGCGGGTTTAAAATCCACTAGGTCTAAATTAAGGAGATTCACAATGACATCTCGCTCTGGTGGTTTAATGGAACTTGTCTCAAGGGGCAAAAAGGATATCTTTTTTACTGCGAATCCTAAGGTATCGTTCTTTCACGGTGTCTATATGCGCTCAGTTCCATTCACAAAAGAAATCTATGTAACACAACCACGTAATGCCCCGGATTGGGGACGGTGGGTTGACTTTGATATTGACCATCGAGGCGACCTTGCCAAATACTTCTTTCTTCGCATCCAGCTTCCTACCTGGCTCCCGCCTTTGGCTGTTGCAGCAAATCCTACAGGTATTGTCACCGACGCTAGTGGTGTCACCTTTGGATATACAAATAGCATCGGGTTTCAACTTATCAATAAAATACAAGTGTTTCAAGACCAGGTTCTTATTCACGAATATTACGGTGAATATCTTACGTGGCGTCAACGCCAAAAAGCGGAAACAGGTCCGATTTTTCTAATGTACGACGAAGTTGGCTCACGCGTTGAAACACCGCTTGCCATTGGTCGTTCAGCAACTTTGGGTGAACTACGAGTGCCTATTCCCGTTATTGGCTCCGAGCAACTCTTTGAGCCAGGTATTCCACTTGTCGCCCTCAGTCAACAACGGTGGCGTATTCGCATCCATTTACGTAAACTAAACGAGGTGGTCGTTGCAAGTGATGGACGGCTTTTGCCCCAACCATGGGGCGGAAAACCGTTACGTATTCAGGCAACACAGGACGGTCCTATTGATACTACGCAAGTGACACTGCCGTTAGAGTCGGTTCAGCCAATATTGATAACACTTGAATCCACACAAATCTATTTACCGCGTGATGCGAATCTATGGCTCAAATCGCAAACCCTACGCATCCCTTATACAAACATTCGTCACGAGGAATTTACTATTGAAGATAATTCGTTTACTGCAGCGTCTCCACCATATTTGGCAACCGTACAACTTCCATTTACCATTGATATGATTGGATCGGTCAGCCGTATGTTAGTAGGTCTCCGGTCCTATGCCTCTACATTGGCAGGGCAACGCTCGGTCTTAAATGCATCAGACGGGTCCGAATTTCTATCATCATTACGCTTGAATATCTCTAATATTGACCGTATTAAGCAATGGGAAACGGCGGTCTTTCGTGAAGTGACGGCGTTTTGGAAAGATATTCGTATAGGACTAGATTTTACATTTCCTATACCACAAGACATTTATATTATTACGTTTGGAGCATTTGATACTGCTCAACCGGCAGGAACTCTACAATTTACACGTGCGGTGCTGCCCGTCCTTTATCCTATTCTTGGTCCTATACCTATGGACCCGCGTAATAATAGCCGCAAGACCTATTTACTCACTTACGGCGAGGCGTGGAATGTGTTTGAAATCTCAGGCGGTAAGGGACGAATGATGTTTGATGATACGTAACACAAAAATTGAAACTTACTCGGCGTGTAATTGGATTGTCACGTTCATCTGTTCTTTCTTACAAAATGTCTACGTGGTCTAAGTCTGCTTTGAAGCTTCCTTCCGTCGTTATGAACGACAAGTCCTTTCCTACTCTTGGTACTGCTGCTCCACCATCCAAGAAGCCTGTTCTTTCCTTTGCACAGAAGGTGAAGGAGAAGGCTGACGCCGACGCTGCTGCCGAAGCGGCAGCAGCGGTTGCTAAACAGGTTGAGGCAGAGCGTGCTGCCGCACGTAAGCTCACCGAAGCTGCCGAGCACCGCCAGGTATCTCTTATTGGCACATTTTACAATTCGCATCGCACATCCGATGAAGATTACGCACGCGAGGATAGTTCACCCGACGAAATGGATTACGCAAATGCTCTAGAATATGAAGAGCATCTGCGCTATAACCGTAGGGAGCGTGAGAGGCAGCATGTTACCGATTATAGCAAGGACCTCTCATCCGAGGAGGACATGCAGAATGAATATGATGATGCGGTTTAAAAATCCCTCTATGTGAATAAGAAATGAACAATCAGAACCCGTATCCATCATATCTTTCAAACTATACGTATCCACAATATATTTCAACAAATCTTGGATTAGGATACATCCCTCAGTCTCCTTATGATTTATCTGGTGTCAAATACAAAACAAAAAGCGACATTCTCACCTTACAGAGACAATGGGATACCTTTAACCGTGTTCAAACGATTAATTTTTCTATCTACTTGAAGATTCTAAGGGGTCAGCCACTAAATTGGTATGTATTTGTGAATAATCAGGAGGCAACCGATTACCGCAACGGGCAACAACTTCATACACTTCGTTATCCGTACATACCACCAGCATTTTTCCAGTCTGTTTCTATTGCACCTATACCTACATCGAGGTTTGTTACTGGACCACCTCGTTTTTCCCAAGTACCTTCGGTAATTTCACCACCTCCTCCGATAAAAGAAAGCCAAAAAATAGAAAATGACGCCGATAAATCTATATTTAGATTTGTAAGTTCTTACAATGTGCTCCATAGCACATTTACATATCAGTTTCAGAGCAACGAAGAGATGATGGCGTATAATCGTGGGTTACGACTTCTTACGCCGCCACCTGTTATTGTATTTGGTAATGGAATACAATATACTCAAAGTGTTATAGACAATCGTACATATTATACAATTACAATTGGAGGAACGTTTACAGTTGCTAGAGATATATTCAATGCTCAATACTTTATGGTTGGTGGTGGCGGTTGCGCCGGTGGAGCGTGTGGTGGAGGTGCCGGTGGTCTACAAACAAATACTTCTTTTTATACATTTCCATCTCAAAAAGGGCAAAATATAACTCTTTCAGCAAGAATGACTTATAATGTAACAATTGGACAAGGAGGAATTATCGGTAACTATCCAGAATGCTATAATGGAGGTGCAGGCGGAGATACAACACTTTCAGGAAATGGCTTATCAATTACTGCACTTGGTGGAGCACAGGCAGGATGGACTTCGTGGTATGAGCCTCGAACCACTGGTTTTGGCTGTGGAGGTGGTGGTAGTTATTCAATTGGATTACAAGGTGGCTCAACCTCTGGTGCCAATGGTGCTCCTGTAGGTAATTCTGGTGGCGGTATTGGAGGAAATAATATAGATTCTATTACTCCTGGTCCTGGTATAACGTATAATGGAGTAACCTACGGTATTGGTGGAACGGGATATGTATCCTATAATACAATTATTAATGGGGCTCCCAATACAGGTAATGGAGGTGCTGGTGGAGGTAGTTTAGGTCCGCCAGGCGGACCTGTACCAGTTGCTTCAGGTGGCTCTGGCGTCCTCATTCTTTCTTTTTAGTCCTGCGCTTTCGAACAAGGGGTGGCTCTGCGTTTGGGAGGAGTTTGCGTGCAATGACATCGCGGTGCTTCTCTTCAATAGGAAAGGTCTCAAGTATTTTACGCCAGAGCAATAGTTTGCGTTGGCGTAACATATCTTCTATCAGATGGTCCATTTTGGCAGTTGCTTTACGGATGAGGTGCGGGTTCATTTTTTTAAGCGAGACCTAAGCGAGGAGCGACCTAGGCTGTAGTACGTAGACTCGTCATCACTTCGCGAATATCATCGCGATACTTTACCTTGGCGTAATGGAGGCAGCCATTCTGCTTTGACATCAGGTGCTTATCGGTATCTGGAATGCGCTCTAGTTGTCCAATATACGTCGGCGCCTCTGGGTTGTAAGTATAGACGTGACCCGATTGCGAGTTAATCAGGTAGACAATACCTTGAACAGAGGCGCGAATGAGCGTATCGGGCACAGGAACGTCCATAAGAATGATAGTTGCCGTCTTGGTCGGATACGGGTCATCATTTTTTATGTATTTGTATTTATATTTGTGTCAGCCCAATACCTTGACACCTTGTCCAACAATCACTCCATGAAAAATTTTCATTACATTATCTCCGTTAATACATATGCCAGAGAATTCACTCACTATTAAAAAGATAAATACGAGAATGATAAGTCCTATTGGGAGATTCGTCATTATAGTGTCTAGAATAGATTTCATATCTTACTCTAGTCTCTAGGAAAAAATTGATAGGCTTTCTAGACCATTTTGGGTTTGTAGTTTCCTGCTTCTTACACATCCATACCCTCTAAATGTCCTCCATGTCCTCAATTCCCTCCGATTCCATCCTTGCCGAGGCTATCCTATGCCTTGTTGCTGGAAAGCCCCTCCCATCCGTCATTACGGATTCTCTTCATTATCTCTCGCGGGCTGCTGCTGCTGCTGCTGCACCTGAGCCTGAGCCTGTCGTTGAGCCTGTCGTTGAGCCTGTCGTTGAGCCTGTCGTTGAGCCTGTCAAGGAGAAGAAGATACGTAAGACTAACGCTGCGATTGCTGCTGCTACAGGTACGGCTGCTACAGGTACGGCTGCTGCTACAGGTACGGCTGATGCTGCACCTGCTGCTGTTACCGGTGGTGACCCTTGGCGCACCCATCCGTCCCGCCTTGCGGTGATTAATCCTAAGTGCTGCATGGGACGCCGTATTAATGAGAAGAACCCGCTTGTTGGCACGCGTCCTGGTGACACCGGCGCCAATCGCGGCAAGGTCTTTCCTGAGACGCAGTGTATTAGCGAGCCTGTGCCCGGGTCCAAACTGTGTGCGGGTTGTGCGGCGAAAGACGCTGCCTTCAAGGCTAATCCTAATACGAAGGACGAGTCGTGGTACGGTCGGCTCGACGAGGAGTCACTCTACCCGCGTGCCAAGATTGTCGGCTGTAAGTACTTCCTAGATAAGTACCCCAACGGCATCCACAACGACTCTTTCCGCCCTGGTGCTGCTACAGGTACGTCTGCATCTGCCACTGCAGTTGTGACTGCTGTTGGTGCCGCCGAGCCTAAGAAGCGTGGACCCAAGAAGGCGACTGCCACTGCTGTCACTGCTGCCACTGCTACCACTGCAGATGTCCCAGGTACAGCAGTCACCTTCAAAACAGCCGCGGTTGACATCGCTCCTGTGAATGCCACCTACAAGAGCTTCATGCACGAAGGGCGTCTCCACATCCGCAACCTGGAGACCAACAAGGTCTATTACGCTAACATTGCCAATAATTCGCCAGAGGAGAACGCCGTGAAGGAGCAGTACGTCGGTCGGTGGGCTGACGGAACCGTGGACCTTATCGACGATAGCGACGACGACGAGGCTTGAAAAGCCGAGGCGACACCGACGACGAGTGAACAAAAAAACAAAAAACACAAACACAAATACAAAACTGCGGTGCTCCATCTCAAAAAACATAAAACAATAAAGTAGTAGAGCCTGTAATGTCATCAGCCTATGGGCAAAATAACAAGACGTTAAACCTGGACACCCTTTTTGTACGTGATATCATCTTTAAGGACTTCGCCAATAATCCTATTCCGGCAAATCAGCCTTTTGTAAGTCGCGGCGACGGTGGTACCTATTTTACGTCATCGATGACCTCCACTTTTGCTTCACCAGCTATAAATGCGATTATTGCGTCTACATCGGATGGAGGGACATACCAATATGTGGCATCTTCTCCCTATAATGTTTTTAATTTCGAATCAGGAGGAAGCACAGAGTTTTATTCAAATAGTAGCAACGGTGGTCTTATCATATATAATACCGGTCCCGAACAAATTATTGCTGATGGACAAATATTATCATTTAGTATATTGCCTGATTATTTAGTAGGAGGTCGCACTCTTCAGTATGTAGGTACTGGTGATACAACTTTACAAGTCAGTGATGCGACCATCTTTTTTACCTCTGTTTTTAATTCATCTATTAGCACTGTTTTATTCTTACAAAGCACAGCTATTGCATTGGAGAACGAATTAATTAGTAGT